GATGTTATACATACCTGCAACTTTTACATTTAACCTAGAACTGTTTGATAAAGTAACTCCATTAGAGAAGTCTGTTGTATCAAAAGTAATAGGATATGCAGTCGTTGTATTGGCTACAGTTTGGTCTGTTCCATCTTGGAACGCACCATAAGGCGCAGAATCAGCAAAAGCAGCAGCAGAGGCAGGAACAAACAGGATTACGCTTTCAGGGCCTATCCTTCTGTCCACCAAAGTGGTAGATGTAGCCCCACCAGTTGCTAGAGTCAAAGTGCCTGTGTTGTTGGTCTTGCCATCCATGATGCCACGGACAACCTCTGCCACGGCTCGTTGGTCACCACCAAAAGCAGGTAGGCTTCTAAACATCAGCGAACTCCCTGTGGTGTTACATCCACATCCACAGAAACAGCGTTCTTCCAGTCAGCACCTGTTGGAGTAACTCTTAGCCTGTGGTATCTACCTGCACTTCGTAGTGGCACACGATTCTCAGAACTAGCTGCAATCGCTGTCCCATAGTTCACACCTTGGTCTAGCAAAGTACGAGAAGCAATAGCCACAGTTGCAGAACCATTGTCAATAATAGGTCTAGCTAGTGTTACTACTGAGTTAGCACCAATGTCTAAGTCACCTGTAGAGATGTAGCCAGTTAGGTTAGCACCTGTGTAAGTCATTACATAAGCACCAGAAGTACCGCCTAAGAAGTACTTACCGCCTACATACAGACGAGAATCCAGAGAGGAAGTCAAAGCATCAATAGAGTTTGAAATGCTATCGAGTTGTTCAAGGGTTACAGACGATGTAGAGGCTTCTGCCAAGTAATCTGTATTTGCGTCTGCGTAAGTCCACTTTTGTGTTTTAAAGTTGTAAATCAGTAGATTACGAGTTCCATTAACAGACTTGTAATTCCAGATTACTAACTTGCGGATTGGGTCAACAGCAGCAGACATTGTTCCATAGTCAGAATCAGAAGCGTCTTCAATGAAGAATCGGTCAACCTTCTCTGCGCCAATAGGTGTGACATTCTGTCCATCACACATATAGAAACCATCGTCAGACAAGAAGAATGTAATGCCTTGGTACTGAGCAATTGAGCCAGCCACCATACATCCCTTACCACGAGAGATATTGTCAAACTGGAAAATGAATGGAGTGCCAACATAACTCATTCGGTGAATGGCTCTCTCCAAAAAGACAAGACCAAACTCACCACCACGAATTCCTACAATCTGTCCACCATCAGGAATATCCTGATAGTCTGATTGAGTGGTTACGTCCTCAGTCCAGTCTGTTTCATTGTTGATAGCAGACCAGCGAACCCTGTATTGCTGTTGAGCAGCAGATTCGTAAGTATTAGCCACAACCACAAAGTCACGAACTACTGTGATGTACTTAGCGATAGGCGCATTGGCAGCCAAGTCAGCAAATGATGTAGAAGTTCCAAGAGTCCATGCTTGCAACTTTTGGGAGTTGTTTGCAGAAATGACAGTCTTGCCAAACTGAGTAAAGCGAACCTTATCGTCTGTGCCTGTTGTCATGCCACTCTTGACTTCAGTAATAGCACCTACACCACTTACTGTATAAATCTTGCTAGAGCCAGCAGCGAACAAAGCTGTGTTTCCATTAGGCTGTTTGGCAGCGTAGAGAGAAGTTAAGTTCTCTGCTGCTGCACTCGAGGAGAATCGCTCTGGAGTGGGGAATGGCCCATACCCGATAGCCTGAGAAACCACGTTCTTAGCATCAGTCAAAGCACCTGAAACGCTAGGTTGGTCAGGCATCCACTCACCAAAAGTTAATTTTGTCGTAGCCATGTGTTACTTCCTTGCGCCTGAATTGTCCAATCGTTGTCATTAGCAGCAACTGGTGTCCATGTATTGTCATTCATCGAAACATCAGTCCAAGTGTTGTCATTGACACTTACTGGAGTCCATGTATTCTCATCCTCTGGTACTGGTGACCAATTATCACCAAGTACATGACCATCAGCAGTTACAGTTGCTGTGCAAACAATTGAAGCTATACCGCCCTGAATGACAGTAGCATCTGCCGTTACATCAGCACCTGCTGTTATGCTTGCACTTGCAAACTGAACACGAATAGCATCACAGACAACAATTGCTACTGCATCAATGCCAATCGTTGCGTTCTGTACTCTAGTCCCTGCACAAGAAACTGAAGCAGAACATTCAATGCTTGCACTTGCGTACTGAACCCTTGTAGCGTCTGCCGTAACAGTCGCTGTACCATTTACTGCCGCACTACCAAGCTGAACCCTTATACCTTCTGCTGTAACGCTTGCAGAAGCAGTCACAGACGCATAGGCATCCCATAGGGTTACAGATGTTAGATAAAGTGGACTATCGAGTGTGAGTGTTAAGTCATCAATGCTAGACTTTAAATTGTCTAGCGAGTCAATCGTCCACGGAGGCAGTAAATCAGCCATCTCACGCCAAAGTAACGCTCAATGAACCAGCAGCAACACGGAATACATCACCTGTTGCAATTGTTTTAGAAGCGTCTAGTGGAGAGTGATACAGCAAGTTTCCACTTGTCAAAGCATCACGAATACCAATGTAAGCTACTGTTCCCCATGAGCCACCAGCTTGTGGAAACTCAATAGCAGCAGAGTTGGTAGTAGCACCATTGCTAGGCGAACCAAATGTAATTGACTGACGAGCATACGATGTACCAGATACTTCTGTACCTGTGTCAGCGTCTGTTGGGTCAGATGTGTACAAAGCCAAATACACAGTTGTTGGTGCTGTGTAAGATGTTGCTCGGAGAGTGCCGTTAATCAGGGCATTTTCCAGATAGTTGCTCATTTCTGCCATAGTATCACCTTGGAGTTAGTTTCATTGCCAATGGAACGCCAGAGTATTGACCTTCTTCATCAGACTTTGTGAGAGAAGAAATTGCTCTGTCATACATAGTTCCCCATGTATTGATTCGTGCGTCATTCATCAAGTAAGGCTCTGCTTCAATCAAAGAAGCGTAAAGCAAAGCATCTGGTGCTGTTGTCAGGAACACATTAGATGTATTACTGCTAGACAAGTATGCTGGCGCAGCAAAGTACAACAGTCTTACTGTGTAAACACCATCAGGTGCAGGTGACACTTGGAAGTCATTAGCAAGGATTGTGTAAGACATGGGAACACCAACTTCTGATGCTCTCGGGTCATTAGACAATGCTGATGGACTAGAGTAGCTAAGTGGTTGAATTGGATTTGTCATCACAACAAAATCACGCACCTGCAAAAAGTCGCTAGGCAATTCAACAGTATTGTCACCACTTACAGTTGCTGTTGTCACAGACTTGAGCATCTGACGAATACGCAATTCTCTGCGGAGTCGATTCTCAGCAAATGTAATGAAATCTGGAATCTGGCTTGTCAAATCAGAACGAGCCAAGTAGTTGGCAATCGAGGTCTGCAAGTCAGAGTATGTAGCTAAACTCATACCACTCCTGTTCTAGTGCGCCATGCACGATTCATTGGGTCATTGAGGAAAGCAGCAAAACGCTTGTCATCAAGAACAGCATATCCACGCATGATGCCTTGTTTGTTTAGGTCATCAATAACAGTCAATGGAATAGACGCAACCTTATTGCCAAACAAATTATCAGACCATCTTGCTCGCTCATCAAAGGAGTTATATTCCTTTTTATTCTGCTCAACAATGGCAGAAACATCTTGACGAGTTTGAATGATGATGCCACCTTCACCATCGGCATGAACAGCAGTTTCTCTAATCTTTTCCATAACCTGATTCTATCAGTTTGAGTAAAAAAGAAAATGCCCCAGAGGTTTAAGTCTGAGGCATTTTTCGGGGTTACCTTAAATTAAGGTGTCAAGTCAGCAATGATGCCGTGTGCAGCTTGGTTTTTAACTTCCAAGGTGAACTCAGCCAACAACTGTGTAGACTCGTTGTCACCAGTCACAGCCAACTCGTTGGTCTGGAAAGGACGCAAGTAAGCAACAGCAGCCATGTCGGGGTCAAGCACAAATGCTGTCTCATCGCATGAGTTGGTAGAAGTCATGAAGCGGTTAGGAACAACAGAAATTGTACCGAAGTCGCTCATGTACACATCGGCAGCAGCCACGATTGTGGTTGGGCTGTTAGATGGGGCCATGAAACGCTGAGCAGCGATACCAGCAAAAGCTGAAACAACTTGCTTGTGTGCAGGGTTGACCATCAACACTTTGGGGTTGCCACCAGAAGCGTAAACGCTCTTAACAACAGATTGCAACAGGGCTTCTGTGAAAGTGCGGTTTGTGCCGTTTACACGAGCAGTTGTACCCAAAGAACCAGCAACACCATCAGTACCACCAGAGTAGTTGCTGTTCAACCATGCTTGCAGACCGCCCAATTTACGAGCAGTAGTAGAGTCACCATTGGCGGCAATCTGATTGCTCAACAATGATGTTTCCATGTCACGCTTGATTTCAGCAGAGGCTTTAGCCAACTGGTAAGCCTTTTCAGACTTACGACCAGCTTTGTCAACAGACTGCAAAGTGCCAGAAATCTTGACAGTTTTCTGAGCAATCTGAGTGCGGTTACCAACACGAGTTGTTGGAGACATAGTAGCGTCAGATGCTGTTGCACCCTCAACTGCAAAGTTTGACAAAGTAGCAGCAGCCAAGCTGTCAGTCTGCCACTCGTGCAGAACAGCAGTAGCCTTTGTCTTGCCAATGGAAGACATGAAAGGTGTGTCTGTGGGGCTGATGTTATAGATTACATCAGAGAGGTCTTCGCGCATACCGATAGCGGTATATGTTTGATATGTAGCCATGTTAATACTCCAAATTTAAAAGAATCGTTCAAATGCTTTAGCAGCGTCTTGGACTTTGCCAGTTTCACGCAACCTTTGCATAACCTGTTTATCTTGTGACGATTTTGTAGGAGGTGCAGAAGTCCCAGAACGCATCATCTTAGGGGCAGCTTGAAGTTTCTTGGTTACTTCAGGCTTGCTCTTTTGAAGTTGCTCATACTTCATTGCCTTATACAAACTCACCACAGCACGAGAGTCATAAACGGAACTGAGTTCTTGGTCAGTCCACCCAACAGACTTCGCATAATCACGGATTTGTTTCCGAATCGCATCACCCTGTGGCGTAGCCAACTCAGGAATCAGACCAACTAGCTTCTCAGATTCTTGACGGAGATGGCTTTGCAAAGAGGCTTGTTGCTCGGCTTGTTGCTGTTGTGCAATGCGTTGCTGTTCTTGCCTAACTACTGCTAACTGTTTCTCACGCTGGCTCTGTTCTGCTACCGCTACCGCATAACCGATAGGGTCTGTTTCCTTTAGAACATCTAAGTCCACACCCCGATTTTGCTGCGTAAGGAAGCTATCCAATGCTTGCAACTTCTGGGCATATGCCTGTCGTTCTTGTTTAACCTGCTCTAAGTGAATACGCTCTGCTTCTACAGCCTTGCGTTGTTCAGCTAAAGCCTGAGACTTTTTAGTGTAGTCCGTACCTTGTTGATAACCTTTGATGAGTTCGTCAAGTTCTACCTCAACTTCCTCACCAGATGCCTTGACTTTATATCGAGGCTTTGGTTGTTCTTCTTCGGATTCCTCCTCAGAATACTCAACTTCATCAGATGCTTGTAGTTCTTCTGTTTGTTCCTCAGATTGGCCTTGTTCGGCTTCGTCAGAATCACCCATCAGACCTTCAAACGCTGAAGCGGCTTGGTTTACATTTAGGCTTTCACTCCCTTGTGGGTTGGTGTTTTCCATGTGTCATCTCAAAAATCGCTAGACACCTTCTAGACGGAGGGTAAGGTTTCCCTTACAGAATTTTCCATTTCTTCTCTCTAATCACAGTTTCCGAGGCCAAGCCTTCAAGGTGTCCTGTAATTAGTTCTAATGTCTTAATGTGCCTGTAAGCGTCTTCACGCCTATCAGATTCTTCTGCACTTGTGTTAATTATTACACTAATCTGCTCTTTTTTCAAATTATCTAATACTTCTTTGAAAAAGTCATCATTTAGTAAGTTTTTAGCCCATTGTGCGAGCAGGTGCTTGTCCATATTGGTTTTGTATTCCAGAAATAATGTCGTTGATACTCAGACTACTTGCAGGAGGCATACCTTGCTTGTTACCCAAGATGCCCATCAAGTCGCTATAACTTAGGTTTGATGGCTGTGAGTATTGCACAGGCTCTGGCACTTTGCCATAGTTGGGGTCTAGGAACTTCTCCCATTGAGTTCCAATCAACAGATTACGATTGCCAAAGTCAATTGGAGGCAACTGTGTAAATGGCGCAACACTTGGTTTTGGAGGAGTTTTCCAACTCTCTGGGATTGGCACAACTTCAAAGCCTGTTGGTGTGTTTGTGTTTGACAAAGCAGCACCTGCACCAAGCAAACCAGCAGCAGACAAAGCTAACTGAGCAACCTTAATAGGGTCAGTTTCTTTTGTTGTTGTGGTTGTAGTAGATGCTGGAGTGGATACTAATGTCGATGGCAATGCTGCCAAAGTACTACCAATTGATGTTGGTTTTTCAGCAACAACTGTTTGAGTTGGAACATTTACTGATGGCACATTAGGCAAAGACGCTGTAATAGCGTTAATTACTTCTTGTGTTGTTGCTGGTCTATTACCTGTTACTTCCACATTAGCCAAATTAGCAGGTGTTTTTACATTAGAAGCTAATTGACTGTTGATTAAATTTAATGTTGCTTGGTCAACTTGTGTTTTAGGTGCAGAAACATTAACTGTTGGAGTAGTAGAAGCAATTGTGCTTAATACATTACTCAATGATGGCGTATTTTGAGCAGTAACATTTATTGCGCCACCATCTGTAACTGGTGTAGATACAGCAGTTGGTGTAAATATTGATGACCCACCAGCATTGTTAATGAAATCGTTTATCTGAGCATTAGACAAACCTGCTCGTTTTGCATCATTGATAAAGTTCGTTTCTGTGGCATCTGCAATCTGCTCTGGTGTCATGTTGGTAAAGTCAACAGGAACATCCATAGAGTTAATGAAGTTTTTTGCTTCACTACCCAAATAACCACCAGCACCACCAATCAAAGCAGCACGAGCAATATCCTCTGCACTACCACCTGTTACTGCTTGCGTACCTGCACCAATGGTTGCGCCTGTAGCACCAGCCAATGTAGAACCAGTAAGAGTTGGGAATGTTGTTGTAAGCAGATTTTGGATAAACGGCAAACCAACAGTAGATGCAGCCAAACCAATAACAGGTGCTGCTGCTCTTAACAAGCCTTGGTCACCACCACCTGCAAAAGTACCTGTATCAACAATCTCACCAGTTTTAGGATTGTATGTTTCCCAAATAGCAGGATTGTTTGGATTGGTACGAGTTTGGTACATCAACTCAGGCAAATTAGCAATCTGCTGGTCAATGTTGTCGCCTTCTATAACAGTACCACGAGCAGTTGGGATTGCATTTGTCTTCTGTACTTGTGCAATAGCTTGTGGAGTGCTAGATGGCACTTCATTCTTAAACTGAGATAAAGCATCCATAACAGATTGGTTATAGATTGCTGTGCCTTCAGCATTTGTGTGCAGAGCATCCACTAACAACTTCTTGTTTTGCAGAATCTCACCCTGTGTGCCAACCAAGGCAACATTAGAGTTAGCCTTGGCTACATCTTTAAAAATCTGGTCAACTTCAGGATTAAAGTTGTTGCTAATCACATCTTGCACAGAAGCAGCGTAAGGCGAACCAGTCAAAACAACATTAACACCTTGGTCACCCAAAGTTTTAACAATCTGGTTTAGGTTGTTTTTAACAACGTCTTTATCTACACCTTGGATAAAGTCAACACCACCTGCTTGCAAGAAGACAGTAGCGTTAGGGTCAAAGCTACCACCATTATCGATAAATGTATTGAGTTGGTTAAGAGTATCAGCAGTAGTAGAGCCACCAACAGCGTAGTTAGATGTTTGCTGACCAGTAGCCTGAGTTAAAGCATCTTGTAAAGCTGTATTTGCGCTGTTCCAACTAGCACCTGCCAAGATATTGCCACTCAACACATTGCTTGGTGCGGATTGTGACCAGTTATATTCATTCAATGCTTGGTTTTGTTGGTCACGCAAAGCTGCTGCTGCGTTCCAATCACCAGTCATTTGGAATAACTCAGCATCACTCATTACTCTTGGTGCAGCCATGATTAACCCTTAATCTCTACGTTAGATGTAATGCCAGCACCAATTTTCATTGCTTTCAATTGGGCTTCTGCTTCAAACTCTTGTTGCTTCATAGCAAAGTAAGCCTGTTGTTTCTCACGCTCAAGCATCAACTTAGCAGCTTCTTTCTCACGCATCATCTGCATCTCAAGAGCAGCCTTCTGTTGTGCCATCTCCATGTCAATCTGCTGTTGCTGTTGCTTCAACTGAATGTCAGCTTGTGCTTTAGCTTGGTTAGATTGAATCTCAGCCTGAGTGCGAGCCATGATTGCTTGCACTTCTGGAGGCATTTGCTGTTGCTGTGGAGGAGGATTCGAGAGCATCTGGTCTTGCTCTGGTGTGATTGGCTTGTAGAACTCAGCAGAATCCTTAAAGCCAGCAATCTCAACCATGCGTCCCAAGGTAGAACGATATTGAGCAGGGGATACATAGGGATTGGCAGGGCCGTACTGAGCAATCAACTGCTCTTGTTTAGCCAAAACCATTGACAACATAGCCATCTGCTCTTGTCGGTTACCAGCACCCAAACCAACATTGATAGCCACATCGTATTGGTTAGCCCATGTACGAGGGTCAAACTCTACAAACTCACCACGCATACGAACCATGCGAGCCTTGTCTTGGTATTTGCACAAGAGATGCAAGATGCCTTGGAACAAAGACTTAACACCAGTCTCAGCAAAGATTCGAGCCATCAGTTCAATCTTACCTGCGCCAGCTTGTTGCATTGAAGCTACCGCAGCAGCAGTCACATTCTGCAAGATAGATGGGTCTAAGCCCTGTGTAGCATCAGACACACCAGTACGCTTAGACTGGACTGTATCCAAATACTGAAGCATTGGGAAAGCCTGAGATGCTACGTTCTGCACAACCAGTTGTTGAACAGCATTAGGTGACTTGGCACGAATAACACCACCTGCGGTAGATGTAAGCAAGTCGTCAAGGTTTACTTGACCTTCAACAGCAACTACTCGTGCATTGTTTGTCAGATATAAGTTATCCAACATCTGACGAGTGATAGTAGTCTTAATCAGTTGCAAGTCTGTTGTTCTGTCAGCAAGTGAGTCGCCAAAGAACTTGTGTGGAATTGGGATAGGGCAGATTGAATGGAAAGGAACATAGTCCACTTCCTCAACAGCTTCCTTACCATCTACATCTTGAAGAATCTCGTTTGAAGCGTAGAAAACCTGAGTCAGAGTAGCAATGCCTTTGCCATTCATATCAGTTTTGACATAGCACTCAAAGACCTCAATCTCTTGCATTGATGGGTCATCAGTCTGGACTTGGTAAGGCTGCTCACCAGCAGAAAAACGCACAACACGCTCTGGTGTGTACGCTAGTGCATCATCCATCTGCAAGCCTTCAACTTGCTTCTTGTTGAAACCCATAGCAACCAAGTCACTACGAGTCAACATCTGACGATGTGCTACAAATGGACTGTCAGCAATAGTGCGAGCCTTCTTGCTAATCAAGAACTCCTCTGGAGGAACATTCTCAATCGTTACTTTGCCTGACTTCTTACGCTTTTGAACGATAACATTGTGCGTAGAACCCATAACTGGCATACCAGTTGGGTCAAGGACTGGCTGTCCCATTGGGTCATAGATTGGAAACTCTGTCGTATCTTGCTCGACAATTTCCATAGTCTCATCACTCATCAGCATTGCTAACTCGTCATCAGACAAGTCGTAGTAACGCTCTTTTGTAATGTCTTCTTTGTTTTCCCAATATGCTTTAACGATGCCGTTCTTCTGCATCAAAGCATCTTTGAACCAGTCATGCAGAATAGCTACGCCTTCGTTGTCACGCAAGAACACCCAATTGCAGTAATCAGTAGCTTGCTTGGCAGACGCTTCGTCTTGAGGCCCCTGTGGCTCAAAGATAACGATATTATCTGAGCCTGTGAAAATACGAACTAAGCTAGGTAGCGCACCATCAATTGCTTCTGCTACTTCTCCAGTAACAATCTGAGATTTACCTTCAACCTCATTACCATATGGCTGTCGGAGATACGCCTGTAGAGCCTGTTTGCGCTGGTCAACAGTTTCTGTTTCAATGTACCCAATAGCATCATCAATCTCTGCCTGTAGGATTGACTTCAGTTCGTTCTGTTGCATTTTTGTCCTTTGGAGGGCGTCCCATTCGGGGTTTGTCCGATTTTAACTCCTTAATGACATTTTCCAACATTTCGATTCTTAATTCAAGTTCTTTTACTTTAGGGGCTAAATTAACGCCTTGACGCTCTAAATACATCAGACAATCCATTTCGGTGTTTGGTTGATAGGCTTAGACCAAGTTGAATGACCTTCATCAAGTCCAAGGGCTAAGTAGCGGAATGAGTCCGAGCCATGCGATGACCAGTCATGCAATGGACGCTCATAGAAAATCTTACGCTTCTCATCGTAATCTCTGCGGTAGTTTCTCAGGCAGTTCAGCCCTGTTTGTACTTTAGGAACATTGAACCAACACCTTGGAAGCAAACGCCTTACTGCTTGGATACCATCATCTAAGCCCATTCTAGGCGCAATCTTTATCTCTAGTCCTGCTTCCTCAAGCATCTCTAGTCGGCTTTTACCAGAACCCAACTCTCTGACCCTAACGTCATGGGGCAGAATATGCTCTGCTTTGGCATAGTCGTTATCTCGAATCCACTTCACATAGTGGTCTAGTCCAACACCATGATTCTCGTAGTAGTCAATCAGACGCACCTCAGTACCAACTAACTGAGCAACCCAGATAGAAGTTGAGTCACCCATACCCAAGTCCCAAGCTGTAAATGTACGGCTTAGTTCCTCTCTGGGAATGTCTTGCATATGGTGCTTGTCTTCCAACTCATTGAGGATTTGCCCATAGTAAGAGCCTTCTACAGCAGCGTCAAAGCTACATTCAAACTCTTGGCGGTACTTATCCTCACCCATCTCATTACGAGCAGCCTTGAGTTCTGTATCGTCCACCACCCCTGTCTCAGAGGCTTTGAACTCTAGCAAACCCCATCCATCCTCAGTTTCTGCCCTGTCTCGCAGTTCTTTGAAGTGGTTGTGACCTTTGGGTGTCCCAATGAACATACACCAGCCTTTTCTGTCAGCTAGTGCAGGTCTGATAATGTCTGTCCAAATCTTAGGATTCTGGTCACCAATCTCGTCTAGGATTACCCCATCGAAATACTGACCACGCAATGCTTCTGGATTGTCTGAGCCATAAAGTTGAATACGCCTACCCCAGAAGTCAACTCGCAACTCAGAGATATTGCTAGAGCCTCCTAGTGGGTCAGCATATTTAACGAGATAGTCCCAAGCCACTCGTTTAGA